GCAAGCCGGCTCATGAAGGGCACAAAGCAGTAGCCGGCGCGTCAACCGCGCCCGACTGCCCCCCTGCCCTTCTTGGTCAGCAAATCGCTAATCGCTTCCTCCAACAGCGCTTGGACCGTCGTGTTGCCCTCGGCCGCGAGAATGCGGAGTTGTGTGGAAACCTCGGGCGGGAAATGCCCTCCGATGAGCTTGGTCCCTTCCCTGCCCGCTGTCCGCGCGCGCGGCGCCGCCTTCGGTGTCGTGTCGATCGCCGGCACCGGCTCGGGTGCTTCCTTCACGGCGCGGCTCAGAACCGCTTGGAGCGAGTTAACTTTGGCCTTCATTTCTTCGAACCCTTCTTGCGCGGGTTTATCTGTATACGTGCATACTCGTATAGGCGTTGTATTTCCGACGCTGCCGGGCCGCTCGGCTCGAATTCCTGCACCGCGAGGCCTGCGGCCTGCGCTCGGAAGAACGCTTTGCGGTTGCCGATCGTCACCGGGCAGACGGTCGCGCCGAGCTGCTCGATAGCGGCGATCGCGTCGGTCGTTTCCTGCCCCTGAGGCGGTACGAAAGTGAGGACGACGGCGGCAGGCTTATCGAGCTGCTTCACGACATCGAGCGTGTGCGTCATCGACATCGTATCGAACACAGCGGTCTTTGTCGGGATCAGCACAAGGTCGGAATGTTGTGCGGCCTGATAGGCGACATCGCGCGCGACAGCGGCCCCGTCGATGATGACGAGATCGGTGCCCTCCTTCTCGCAGGCTGCGATGATCGCGCCCAGCCGCACCGCTTGGATAGAGACAACTGCCGGCGTCTCGGCATCGCGCACGTCGCTCCAAAACGCTGCGGTCGCCTGCGGATCGAGATCGAGGATGGCGACGCTTTGCCCGGCCTGCTCGGCAGCGACGGCAAGACACGTCGCAAGCGTGGTTTTTCCAACGCCTCCCTTTTGGGAGAGGATTGCCAGAACCTTCATTCCTGCCCTTTCGTATAACCCTATAGCTGTATGCGTGTATACGCTGCTACGATTATACGTCTAGCTCGGCATAGCTCAAAAGCGGATGCGCTCAACCTCGTCGAGTGTGATCGCATCCATGCGGCGATCGTAGAGCTGTGTCGTACGCGGGGACGCGTGGTTCGCCATATGCTGCGCCTGTTCCAGCGTGCCGCCAGCCCCTCGGAAGATGGTAATCCCGGTCGCGCGGAAGCTATGCGCACCGATCTTGGTGCGAATGCCGGTTGCCTTCGCGCGGCGCTGGATCATCGCGAATACCGACTGTTGCGGCATGGCGGTTCCGCTGAGCGCGCCAGTGCCGCGCGCGATCGTCTGGAACAGCGGGGCGCGGGGCCGATCCATTAGGCGGCATTCGTCCATGTACGCGATCAGCCATTCCTCAAGCCGGTGATGGCATGGCATATCGTGCAGCTTGCCGCCTTTCTCATGAAGGCGGACCCACAAGCGACGGCCCTGCACATAGGCATCCTCGACCTTCATGCCGGTCGCGGCACCCACGCGCGCGAAGGTGTAGACCATGAGGCCGATCAACGCGCGATCGCGCAGGCCGATCGGCGTCGATACGTCGATCGCCGCAATGATATCGTGCATCTCCTCGGGGGAGAGGGCAGGCGTCTTGCCGCGCTTGGTGCTGTAGCTCGGGCCGCGTACCGATGCGGCCGGGTTATGCGGCACGATCTGCCCGACGACCAGCCAATCGAACAGGCTGCGGATTCCGGCGAGCTGTTGCTTGACGGTCGGCGCCGACAGGGTGCGGCCTTGCAGCTCGATCCAACTGGCGACGTGGATCGGCGCGATCGCGGCGAGCTCGGCGACGCCGGCGCCCTCGCACCACGCGAGGAAGTCCCGCACCGCGTTGGTATAGGCGCGCCGCGTGTTCGGGTTGCGGATCGAGACGGCGAAGAATTCGAGGAAGCGCACACGCGCGCGATCGCCGGCAGTATCGACCAGCGCGGGAAGGGTGAGGGCAGGGGAGGCGAGGGCAGGAACGGTCATTGCGGCCCTAGCACGAACACAAGTCGTCCGGACTCGGCCTTGGCAGCATATATGACGCCGTTGTCGTTCCGCGCATTGTCGAAAAAGTGAGACGCGCCGCCCATCCGTTCTAGGATGTCTGGCCCGACTTCTACGCTTTCCAAGCGGATGCCTGCGGCCGAGGCCTCTCGCGCAACCGTTTCAGATGTAGCTCGGACATCCTCAATGGACCAATCCGAGGCATCAACCCCCGTGAACGCACCTCGCCCGAACTCCCGGTTGAGGACACCCAGACTGACGACAAGCTGGACTAGCTCCATATTTACGCCTTGGAATTTCATCGCGCCCTCGCTCATCGGTTAGACCGTTCCGCCTTCCACACTTTGAACGCCTCGGCGTGTGTTCGACACAGATCCTTACCGGGAGCCGGTGACGTTGTGCAAACGGTGCAGACCGGCTTGTCACAGGTGCCGGTCTTCTTCCCCGGCACCTTCCAATCACAGACAAGGTACGCCCAACGCCCGCACGCGCATCGCGGTTGACTCGCCGTGGTGCAGACGATCGCGGCGCGGCCGTCTGACATCGAGACGTGTTCGCAAGCCATCTTACGCGTATACATCCTTCCCACGGGTGGCCGCCTTCGCGCGTCTCTTCGCGGCTGCGGCCTGCCATCGCTTGCCGGCAGGCGATGCGAAGAACACGTCGGAATGCGGGTTTTCCTGTACTCGGGGCATGGCCGACAGGGAGCGGGCACGCTGAGCGGCTGTCATGCCGCATCGCGTTCCAGAGCGGCGATCGTCGCAGCCCGGCGCGCGTATGTGGGATCGACTACCTCGCCGCCCTTTTGCGCATGCCACGACAGTCGGCCGTGTTTGATCCAATCTGCCGGCAGCTCGAACAGCCCGAAGCGCAAGCACGGCTCGATGTCGCGGGGATGCTCGGCGAGGTAGGAGATCATCGCACCGGCGGTTTCCATGCCGCCTACGCCGGCCTGCGCGGCGAACGTCTCGGCGATATGAGCGATACGCTCGATCACGACGCGGGCGGCTTCGAAGTCGAGATTATCGAGGCTCATGGCTGCGCCCCAAGCGTGGTGTCGATCAGATCTACAACCGTTTCTGCCGGCCGCGTGGCGTCGCACCATAGCGTGTCCTTCGCCGCCTGGACGATCGCGGCGCGCGATTGTTGGAGCGCTAGCGTCAGATCGCCCACCTTGTTCAACAGGTCGGTGACGATCTCGACCGGGCTATCTGCCGGCGTCCAGCCAGCGAGCGGCCCGCCCGGCCTTGCCACATCGGAAATTACCTCGAGCAATTCGCGGCCGACACCCGCCATGTCGCGGACCTCGGCCAGTGCGGTCGTATAGCCCTGTTCCTTCCATGTCGGCGCGGCGTCCTCGATCGTGGCGAGGATATCGGCCATGTCGCTCGCAGGAATGGTGTCAGCCTTCGGCGTGACCGGAGCGAATGAGATCGGTTTCAGGCCGCGAAAGCTATTCGATATGCCTTCGACCGCACGGCGCAGCTTCTCAACTTGCTCCGGTGGTATAGGCGGTATCTCGATCGTCATAGTCTGTTTGATCTTCGACCGCTCCGCACTCACGCCAGCGCTGGTTTCAGCGCTCTCTTTGCACGCGGTCGATACGGCTTCCATCGCGCAAGCCTTGCCGAAGATCAGATTACTATCGCGGATCAAGCCGATCCCAAAATCGCGCATCTGCGCAGTCATCTTCTCGCGCGTGCTGGCGGCGATCCGGTCGCCATACTGCTCTAGCGTCTCCCCCATCTTCAACCTTCCCCCTCAATGATTGTCCATTCGAGAATAGACCCGCCACAGCCCGCAGTCGGGTGATGGTGGCGGGATGGCGCGCGCAGAAACCCTTCGCGCTGCAACGTCCGCAACTCGCGCCGAGATCGATCTAAGTCCCAGCCAAACCGCTTGCTGACATTGTCTGTGTTCACCGTTCCCCCGATGCGCCGGATGAAGGCGATTAGGGTTTCGCTACCGATCGTAACGACGTTGCTCGATCGCTGTGTTGCTGCCGCCATACACTCGCTGGCATCGCCAGCCCCTTCATTAGTGTGATAATGTCCTTTATCACATATACGACTGCCCGCAAACACACCGGAGGAATGGACGGCCGAAAAGCGCGCATAGCAACGTTATGCATGCTGTAATTTATTGCGGTTTAGAGAAGGCCTCCCCTACATGGGGGTTCCCCTGCAAAGGGGGTTAGCGGCGCCACGTTCGCGTGGTTTGTCCGTCAACTGGAAGTGAGGTGAGAACTACAGTGGAATTCGTTGTCGCTACCGTCCTCGGGGTGGCGCAGATCATTTTAGCCGTGCTTGCATTGCGCAAGTAAGCTGAGGGTCTGTCCCGATGGTGGGTAGGGGGATCGGTCTGGCAGCCGGTCCCCCGAACTGCCCCAGAAACGATGGAGCCCCGGCGCACTGGCATGGCCGGGGCTCTGATCGGTGAGATGACCTAACAGTCTCCTCGTCGTCGCCTCTGTAATCTAACGAACCATGCGTTAAATTTCAACTATCTCCGGCCACACGGGAAATAAGGGCTTAGCTCGCGCCCAAATTGGTCTAAGATACGTGTATACACGTATGCGTGTCAGCGCTCGAAATGCGCTGCCAGCATGTTCAACACCATCGTCTGATCGGCCGAGCTGAGGCCGAGCAGCACGCGCCGCGCATAGCGGATTTCCTTCGCGCCCGGTGCTGGCCGATCGCGCTTGCCGTCTTGGTGGATGGAGGCGATGCGCGAGGCCGCGCCGGAGAAGCCAACCCATGCCTCATTGGCGTCGCCGCCCGACTTTAGGAATCGCGTCGTCGAGAGCTTCTGAAACATGCGCTTCTGCCGTAGCCGGCCGACCCGCTGCATTTGCCCCGTCACGCCGGTTTCGCCGGCATCGAGCGGGAGGAACCGAACGATGCGATCCCAACGGAAGGTTCGCACTGCGCCCTTGGTGCTATCCCAGCCGGCGAACTCGGCGCCGCGATGCACCCATGAGCGCACAAGCACGAGACGCGGATCGGCCGCGCCCTTGGGGTATAGGAATTTGAGGGGATGCGCGCCGGGCTTGTCGGCCGTGCGCTCCCTACGCGGTGCGAACTTCTCGCCATCCGGCTCTTCCTGCCGCTGGATTCGCGTGCGCTGGCTGGACTGCACCGCGCGCGCGATCGACGTGAGCAGCTTGCGCCGCTCGGCATTCGCGACGCGCCGGAGCATGGAGCTTGCCAGCTTCTCGATCTCGGCGAAATCGTCGCTCATTGCGCGGTGTCGGGGATGACGAGCTGCATCCCGCTCACAAGATCCTTGACGATCAGGCGGGCGACGGAGGTGTCGGCCGGGATGCCGGGGAAACGATCGGACATCGCCGCGTCGATCTTGTGCGTGACCTTCCAGTTACCGCCTTCGCGGTTCACGATCACGCGCTCGGTAAGCTCGATCGAAACCTCGATATCCATCGCGTTCGTGTCGAGCAGGTCCATTTCGAAGCCGAAGGCGTCGCCATTGGCCTGCCGCGTGATCTCGGTTTGGTTCTCGGTCGCCCATGCCACCAATGGCACAAAGATGAGATCGGGATCGCCGGCGAAGTCCTGAACCATGAGCGTCGCCGTATAGCGATACTCGAAAGACATGGTTGCGCCCGACACCGCACCGATCCGGCCCTTGGAGGCGTAGACGGACAGGTTTTCCGGCTTCGTGGCAAGGCCGGGCACGGTCTGCATCAGGAGCGCGCGAAGCGCCTCCAACTTCCTCACGGCTTGGGCGCCGGGCAGGCGTCGGGCTTCTCCCACGCGATCAGGCGGCCGAGCTGATCGGATACCGCACGGAAGGCACCGGCAAGCCGGATGATGGCGGCGCGGACCTCGGGGCCGATCGTCGCGGTTTCGTCCTGGGGGAAGCCTGCCGGCGCCGTGGGGCAGGCCAACAGCTCGGCCGGGGGCGTATCCTTCACGACGACAGCGGCAGGCGGCGCGGGCGGCAGGGATTCAACGTGCGGGTGCGTGCAGCCCGCCAGTGCCATTGAGAGAAGCGAACCAACCGCCACCAACTTGATTATCCGAACCGATCGCATCGTTTGCTTTCTCCATTGAAGCCGCTGCGGATTTCGCCGCGGCTGAATTCGTCTCGGCCTGCGCGGCATCGCGCGCGGCCTTCGTGTCGCGCTCCTTGGCCGCTTGCGCGAGGATGGTGGCGGTTTGGATCGCGGTGTTGCGCTCTTCGCCGGCGAGCTGCGCGACGCGCGCCTGACAGAGCGCGCCGGGCTTCGCCTTGCCGTTCGCGCCCGCGTAGGGCGAACCGGCAGACGCACACGCCGTCTCGATCCAGTGGTTGAGCGTGGCGATTTGGCCGTCGCGATCGTGGCGGCCGATCGCGCCCCATGCGTAGAGGGCCGCGCCCGCGATGGAGAGGGCGAAGAACACCGCTTCCTTGCGGTGCCCTTCAAGGAACGACAGCACGGCACCGCCATATTTCACGGCGAGCGCCGCGAGTCCGGCGCCGGGCACCAGCGCGGCGAGGGCGGACGTGAGCATATGCGCGGAGATCCACGCGAGCAGGGTGGCAATCATGCCGAAGGGCTCCGATCGAGAACACGGTTGCGGATTTGGCCGAAGATGAAGGCGCCTTGGCTGGGGTTGGCCTCAACCAGCTCGACGTAGCGAACGCCCTGCATGTCGTTGATCATCTCGACCAACACGGCTTCGCCGTCCTGCGCCTTGCGCTGCACCATGTAGCTATCCAGAACGACAAGCGTACCGGAGCCGATCACGCCGTCACACACGACCGGCAAGGCCGTGAGGACGTGGAGCGCGCGTTGCAGGAACTTCGCAGCGGCGACGACGCCCATGTTAACGCCGGTGTCGAACAGCTCGCCGGCGACGTGCGGGACACGCTGCGCGACCCGATCGAAGCCGGGGCCGGTCCAATAGCTCTTGAGATAGATCGAGCGCGCCAGCGCGATCGGTAAGACACGCATGTCGCCGGCGTATCCATTGGCGCGTGCTACGGCTTGCGTGATGCCGTAGCGGGTCGGGCCGCCCCGGTCTGAGGGATTGTCGACGTAACCGCCTTCGCGGACGATCAGCGCCTCGATTTGCTGGGCGGGTGTCATTCGGCGTCCGCCTTCGCGAGACCGACCTTGGCGAGCAGCCGGCTGGGCAGGCCGCCAGCCGAACTGACGGCGCTGGCAATGAAGGCCGGCGTTGCCCGGAACGCGACCATTGCGACCATGAAGCCGATCGACTGATTGACGAACGGATCGAGGTGGAAGACGGCCGACATGCCGCCAGTGACGTAGTAGGACACACAGATGCCCACGACCCATTGGATGAGCCGCTGCCCCCATGACAGGCCGCTCTCCCATACCTGAGCGATGGCAGACCCGATCGCGGGCGCGGCGAGCGCGCCGGCTGCGGTGGTGAGGAAGTGGAGAATATCGTCAAGCGGCTTGGTCACAGGGTCAATCCCAAAGCTGGATCAGGGGAAGGGCGGTTTGCGTGGGCGTCGTGTCGGCCGGGACGTTGACGACGGTTCCCAAGGGCAGGGTGGCGCCAAGCGCGGCGATGCCGGGGTTCAGATCGAGGACGCCGGCGACGTCGTTCGGCCCCAATCCGCGCTCGCGCCACAGCAACAGCTCAAGCGTGTCACCTTGCAGCGCGACCAGCGGGACGGTTGCGGCCATCAGCGGCGCCGGAAGCCCCGGCCGAAATACGACGGGCGGGCATAGGGCCGGACATAGGTGGTGCGGTTGATGATCGTGGTGTGGTGATAGCTTCCGCCATGAAAGCCGCCCGAAAGCGCATGCCCGAGCATCATGCCGGTGAGCATGGAGGTGGATGGATCGGGCTGCGCGACGACGACGGGCACGACCTCGGCCGCGACGGCAGGGCTGTAGGAACGATCGGCATAGACGACGGGTTCGCCACAGGCGGCAAGGGAGACGCATGCAGCGGCGAGGATGGAGACGATCAGGACTTTGCGCATCTTGTGGGCTTTCGTGGAGAGGATCAGATCAGGTCGATTGTGGTTCGCGGTTTGCCGAGCATGTCGCGGATTGCGTGGACTCGATCGCGGCGCAGCTCGGGAATTGAGGGATCGAGATCGGAGACGGCGCGCTGCCCGGCGCCGGTCAAATCCGTCTCGCGCTGCCCCTCGATCAAGAGGGCACGCACCTCGGACCCGACGGCGCGGCGGTAGAGGACGGTGAGCCGGCTTTCGCCACCCAACGTCTTCGCCGGCACCGCGCCAAGGCTGGTGAAGCCGGCCGCCTGTTGGCATTCCGCCCAAGCGGTAAGGCTCTCGTCATCGTTCACCGCGACCAGCGCGAACAACGCCGCCTCGCGGAGCCGCTGCGCGGTGACGGCATCGCGGATGCGATACTGATCGCGCAGGGCCTTTAGATCGATGTCCGGAAACCATCCGTCGTTCGCCAACGGCTCGTCGACCGGCTGGGGCACGAAGGGCGCTTGGCTGTAGGCGTCAGCGGGATCGAGGCCCTGAGGGATCGGGATGGTGCTGGTCATCTGGAATTCCGGAAAAACATGGGGGTGGAGATCGGTGCTAAGGCGGCCCTGAAACCCGGAGGCTTGCTCCCGCTTGCGAGCGAACTGCCCCCATGACGCCGGGGGGCGAGCTGGTTAGCTGCGGCGCGTGCGCAGCCGCTTGACGAAGGCCACGAAGCGGGCCGCGATCGGCGCGAGCTTGGCTTTGGCCTTGTCGGCGAGGGACTCGACTGGAAGCGAAGGTTCCCATGATCGTGGCGTAAACGCGAGCATGAAAAGGCACACGTAAAGCACGGTGAGGATCAGATAGACCGAGTTGAGTAGGAAGATCATGCGGGCCTCTTGGGCTTGGGGGAAGCCTTCGCCTTTGGCGGCTGGGGCGGGGAAACGGGCTTGGTCGCGGCCTCTTCGGCACGCACGACCTGGCGCAATTTGGTCGACACGCCGGAGCGCGGATTGAGGCGCTGGGCTTCGGTGAGGGCGGCGATCGCGCGCTTGCGCATGTCGCTGCCCTCGGCCGTGTCGCCGGCCGCGTACGCGAGCGCGGTGCCGATCGCCTTCGCCATCTTGGCGCGAATGGGGTCGTGCATGTCCGCGAACGCGGTCAGCTCTTCGACTTCAAGCAAGAGATCGAGCGGGAACAGGTCGCCGAGCTGCTGCATGGCGATCGCCACCTCGGCGACCTCTTCCGCGATCCATGACGGCGCATCCCGCTCATAGCGGGCCGGCATCGGCAGCTTGTGGCGCAGAACATAGCGCACCATCGGCATCGCCGCGTCGAAGTCGCGCACGTCGATTTGCCACACCATGAGCGTCGGCATGATCTCGTCACCGACGATCGCGACATCGCCGTCGAGCAGGCCCGCAACCCATGCGGCATATTCGGGGAGCATCCGGCGCTTGGCCGCGACTTTGCGATCGGTCGCCTTGATCTGTTTCAGCGCCATCAAGTCGTGCTTGAGGCGGGCTTTCATCAGGCGATTGGCGTTGTCGGCCGCGTCGGAACGCGGGGCAGTAGGCCGGGCGGAGGGGGAAAGGGGGGAAACCCCTCCGCCCGGCACGCCATGAGCTGCCGTCGTCACCGTGCCAGCCGCTTTCTGGGCAAGGGTGCGCTGCATATGTGCGAGGACAAGGCTCATGGGCGTTCTATTCCGTGGGATTGGGTGGTGTGGCGGGCCGCGCTGGGGAGGGGACGCGGCCCGCCAGCGATCAGGCCAGACCCGGTTCCTGATCGACTTCCTCGATCGGCGCGATCTCGCCGACCGGATCGCCAACGACGATGTTTTCGAGGAAGACGATCTTGCCGTAATCCTCGATCACGTAATCGACGTTCTCGCTCTCGTAGTTCGCGATCTGGTCATAATCCGGCTCGTCGCGGAGCAGGCGGCGCGACGCGCCGAGCTGGATGTAGATCGCGAGGTTCTTGAACGACGTAATCATGATCGCGTTGGCCGGGAAATGCGGCACCTGATAGGTGGGCTTACCCCCGATCGTGTCGGCGCCGATCATGATGTCGGCCGCCAGCTTCTTGCGCGGATCGTCACCGGCGCCGGTGTAGATCGAGAACGACCGCTTGCCCGCCAGCCCGGCGCCGAGGATCACGACGAGATCGGTGGACGTACGCACGCGCTCATCGAGCGCCTGCAAGGCATCGACCACCATCGCGTCGAGGTTGACGTAATCGCCGGTGCCATCCGCCTTGACGATGATCGAGCCGGCATGCGTGACGACGCCGGCACCGTTCTTGACCTGCGGATCTTTCACGCCGGCCGAGAAAACGCGCTCCGGCGCGTCTTCGCGAAGGTGCTGAATCCAACCCTTGTTGAGATCCTGCAACAGCGGGTACGTCTCGGGATCGGTGTTGTCGGCGACGTGGGTTCCGTGCCAGCCGCAGATAATCTTATCCAGCGCCTGCTGTTGCAGGATCGCATTCCGCAGGATCTGCTGGAAGTCGGGCATGTGCGCCCATGCGTCGAGCTTCGCATACGGGAACGCATAGTCGCTATTCTGCTTCTCGCAGCGGTAGCGGTTGAGGCGCGAGAGGCCGGTCGGATCGGTCGGGACGCGCTTGACGCCATTGCCGGTCTTGGTGCGGCTGGCGATCGGCCGCGTGGCGCTGACGCCGAGCTTCTCACCTTCCTGATTGACCGGCGTCTCGATCGAGATGCGCGACAGGAAATCACTCTGCTCGCGCAGCTTGAGGACAACAGTCTGCTGGATGTTGGGCGCGATGGCGAACCGGATCGCGGTGGACGATGCGCTGTTCAACGCGGCGATCTTGGCGGTGAAGCCTTCGAACTTTTCACGGGTTGCGGGGAGCAAGGCGGGAGACTCCAAATAGAGGGCGGCTTGGGGTGGGGGGGTGGGGGGTGGCGGGGAGTGGGGTCGCGGGGCCGATCAGCAATCGGTTTCGTTGGCGGCCGTCGCGCCCTGCTCGCCGGTGGCGAGCGTGCGGCGCGACGGCTTCGGCATCGCGGCGAAATCGGACTCGAGCGCCGTGACCTTCTCCGCGATCGGCGTGATCACGGCGGTAACGCTGGCGATCTGCTCGACCATCGCGGCGCGCAGGGCGGTGAAGCCTTCCGACATCAGCGCCGTGAAAGCGGCCGAACCCTCCGGCGCGACGGGCGGCACAACAGGCGGCGTGACGACGGGCGGGGTGCCGGCGCCGGTGATCTTGCTGGTGAGGCCATTGAGGAACGCCGTGAAGGCGTTGAGCGCCTTGCCCTCGGGCTGCGCGTCGGCTTCGAAGGTGAAGGCGACAGGCTCGGTCGGAACGGAAAAGACGGTGCCGGGCGCGGTGCGCGAGAACTTGAGCGGCTGTGTGCCGATCGAGGCGGGATTGTCGGTGAAGGCGAGGCCGACAAGGCCGGTTTTGCCGGTGCCGGCATAGTCGGGGGTGATCTCGACCGAAGGGAACGGCTTTTGATCCTTCTCCGGCTTGCGCAGCTCGACGAGTTGGGCGTTGCCATCGACCTGCGCGTAGAGCGCGCGGCGCGTCTCGGGCTTGCCGGCGACATTGATCTGATCGTCGCGCGCTTCCACCGCGATCACGCTGCCATAGCCGTTGAACGGCGGTTCCGGGCTATAGCCGGAAATATGCTCGATATTGATCCGGGGCGTGTAGGTATCGAGATCGAACGTCGCGACGATATCGTCGATCATCTTCGGCGTGATCTCGCGTCCATCGCTAACCGTCTGACCGGCCACGAACACGCGGAATAGGCTGCTCTTCGCCATTGCTCTTTTACATTCCCTAGCTTGATGAAGCGGATTGCGTTTCTTCGACGCCTCACCATCGCGGGAATGTTTCGCTGTCTCTACGTAGTCGTGTTGTGCGACGTTTCTCTACAACAGCGCTAAAAGGCGCTTGATCGACTGATTTTTTAGTGTCGGCGCATGGTATTTGCGCCCGAACAAGATCCGGTAATCCCTCCGCTTATGCCGCGCCTGCTCGATCCGCGCAGGCGAGCGCGTAGCCTGTTCTGGCTGGGCTGGGGCATCACGGAAATTGCGGAAGAGCTGGAACAGCTCGGCGTCGTCAACGAAAAGGGCCGGCCGTACCCGCGTGCGACAATCGAGAGCTGGAAACAGCGCGAGCGCTGGGATGACGCGCCCTCGATCCGGCGCATGGAAGATGCGTTGGAAGTGCGCTGGCAAGCGCTGATCCTCAAAGACAAAAAGACTCCGCACGATTTCAAGGAAATCGATCTGCTCGGCCGGCAGGTCGCGACGCTCGCCAAGGTGCGCCGGTTCGAAGAGCCGGGCGGCCATAGCGGCGATCTCAATGACAAGGTGGCGAACCGCAACGCGGGTCCGAAGAAACAGGCCAAGCGCAACTATTTCACGGCCGAGCAAGCGGCCGAGCTGCGCGCCATCTTCGACGATTTCGCCTTCGAATATCAGGCGACGTGGCGCGAGAATATGCATCTGCGCACGAGGATCATCCTCAAGTCGCGGCAGATCGGTGCGACCTATTATTTCGCGTTCGAAGCGCTGATCGACGCGATCGAGACCGGCCGAAACCAGATTTTTCTATCGGCGTCGAAGGCGCAGGCGCACCAATTTAAGAGCTATATCATCGCGTTCGCGCAGATGGTGGGCGTTACGCTCACCGGCGATCCGATGCTCATCACCAGCGCGGTACGCCCGGAGACCGAGGCAGCGGCCGAGATGCACTTTCTCGGCACGAACTTCCGCACCGCGCAGGGCCGGCACGGCAATTTCTATTTCGATGAATTTTTTTGGGTCCACAATTTCGAGGAACTCAACAAAGTCGCCTCGGGCATGGCGATGCACAAGCAGTGGAGAAAAACCTATTTCTCCACGCCATCGACCATCGCGCACCCGGCTTATCCTTTCTGGACAGGCGCGGCCTACAACAAGCGCCGCAAAAAAGCCGATCAGGTCGAGATTGACGTAAGCCATGACGCGCTGGCGGCTGGTCTGCTCTGTGCGGACAACGTGTGGCGTCACATCGTCACCATACACGACGCGATCGCCGGCGGATTCGATAAGGTCGACCTGGAGGAATTGCGCACTGAATATGCGCCTGACGCCTTCGCCAACCTGCTCGAATGCGAATTCGTCGACGACAGCCTGTCCGCGTTCAAATTCAACGATCTCAAGGCGGCGATGGTCGACGCGCTGCTCGATTGGGAGGATATCGACCTCGATAGCGCGCGACCATACGGCAGTCTGCCGGTGTGGGCTGGCTATGATCCTCAGGAAAGCGCGGACGGCGACAATGCCGCGCTCGTCATCGCCGCGCCGCCCACGAAGGTCGGGGGGACGTTCCGCTTGCTTGAGCGTCACCAGCTCAAAGGGCTCGATTTCGAACAACAGGTCGAATTCATCCGCGCCGTCCTTTCCCGCTACACCGTCACCTATCTCGGCATCGACAAAACCGGCGTCGGCGCGGCGGTCTACCAGCTCCTATCCAAAGCCGGCGAGACGATCCGGGGCGTGGTCGCGATCGAATATTCGCTCGAAGTGAAAACCGCGATGGTGATGAAGGCGCAAAACCTGTTTCGGCGCGGTCGTATCGCGTTCGACAACGGGTGGATCGACCTGATTTCGGCGTTCATCGGCATCAAAAAGACCCTCACGACAAGCGGCCGGAACATCACGTTCAAGGCCGGGCGGGGCGGCGACGAAGGCCATGCCGATCTCGCGTGGGCCGCGATGCACATTTTCATCAATGAACCGCTCGACGGCAAGGAAAAGCCGGTCGGCACTATGGAGGTTTTCTAACCGTGAACGATAACGAGTCGGCGATGTCCGATCCCGTGGTTCCGCATCAGTGGGACGCCTTCGAATTCGGCGAGCCGGAGAGCGTGCTTTCGCGCCGCGAGCTGATCGACATGATGGAGATCCAGCGCAACGCGCAATGGTTCGAACCGCCGATATCGCTGGAAGGGCTCGCGCGGTCCTATCTCGCCAGCCCGCACCATGCGAGCGCGATCCAGCTCAAGCGCAACCTGTTGGTCGCGGATTTCGTGCCGTCCCCGCTCATATCGCGCGCGACGTTCTCGGCAGCGGTGCTTGACCTGCTCATTTTCGGAAACTGCTACTTCGAAGAGCGCACCGGGCAGCGTGACACGACGATCGGCTATGACCACGCGCTTGCGAAATACACGCGGCGCGGCACCGCGCCCGATCAATATTGGTGGGTGCCGGGCGCGTCGCCGGCGAGACCGTTTGAGCCGGGCGGCGTGGTGCAGCTCCTACAGCCCGACATCAATCAGGAGGTGTACGGCCTCCCCGAATATCTGAGCGCGCTTCAATCGGCGCTGCTCAATGAGGCGGCGACGCTCTTTCGCCGGCGATATTACAAGAACGGGAGCCATGCCGGTTTCATCCTGTACGCCACGGGCGACTTCGCCGATGGCGATACCGACCGGCTGCGCGATGGTCTGAAACGATCGAAGGGGCCGGGCAATTTCCGCAACCTATTCGTCCATGCGCCCAAGGGCACGGACAACGGGATCAAGATCATCCCCATCGCGCAGCTCGGCGCGGCCGATGAATTCCTTGGGATCAAGGGCGCGACGCGCGACGACGTGTTGGCGGCGCACCGCGTACCGCCCCAGCTTCTCGGCATCGTGCCGGCGCAGGGATCGAGCGGCTTCGGCAATCCGCTACAGGCGGCGGATATGTTCTACGCGATGGAGATCGACCCGCTGCGCACGATCTTCCTCGACATGAACGAACAGGTCGGCCGCGAGGTGATCCGCTTCCGCGAACGCGTCCTGCTCTCGCAACAGGCGAAGCCGGCCGCCTGATCGGTTTACGCTTGGCTACCATCGGTTGACACATAGCGGCGATCGTCAGCGACGGTCGCCGCTTCGCGTTTACACCGCGCCGATCGGCACGCGGTGCAGCTCGGCCGCGCCGGCATAACGCAAAGATCGAGCGGGGAGCGCCGCTTAACGCAAGTAGCATCGCCGCGCGGAAATCGCGGGCGCGACGAGGCACCAATCCCGACCGCGATTCGCGCCCGATATCCGGCCGTATGCGAGGCGATTGATCGCCGCTCGGCCGCGACCGCGCGGCCGCGGTTCCGTGTCGCCCAGATAACCGGCCCGTAGGGGGCGCTGGCGCGCGCCACAGCGCGGGGTCGTGCGAAGCCCCGCTTCGCTGGCGCGGCGCTGTGCGAGGCTTGCAGGCGCCCTAATCGGCCTGTGAAAATCAGGTTCAAACCCAAAATTTCCGGGTTTTCGCGGAAAATCCCGAGGTGCCGCGCCCCCTGAAAACGCGCTATTCCCCCCGCCGCACCCGCGCCCTTTTCGTGTCGGTTTTGATGCAGACCGCAGAAATGATGCAGCCCCGGTAAACCGGGGCGTGATTGCCGGGGTTCCGGCGCTTGCGATGATGCGGTGTGATGCACCCTGAGGGCGCTACGGGCACAATAGGGGGCACCGGGCGGTTGTCAAAGGAAAACGCCGGCCACTGGCGTCCGCACGGATGCCCGGCCCGGCATAGCCGGGGCGCTCTACCTCTCCGCTGCATGGTGCCTTTGGTCGTGTTCGGGGCGTCTCCTAGATCCAATACGTACGCCGGTAGGCGTTCCTTTTCCCTTTAACCCCTTAGGGCCGGTTTGCGCTCGTTCAGTAGATTCGCGCTCTCAGGCAAAAGATGCGGGGATAGGGAGACAGAAAAGAGGCTGTCAGCAAGCTCCCGGTCTGCGACGAGGGTTCGGAACCTCTCCCGTGCCGGCATTGCCTCTAGATCGCGCGCGAGCTTCTGAGCTGCCTTGCGCTCGACCGACTTGCGTAGGGCCTTGCGCTTGCGCTCGCCGCCCGTGAGGTGGTTGATATAGGCGATGGCCTTCTGCGGTAGCGTGAGCTGGTACGCGCTGGTCATCTGCGCCACCTGGGGGCCTGCACCCTCGGCGTCGTCGCGGTCCTCCTTGCGGCGAACCCAATTTATGAAGCCTGCGCCACGAAGTCGGGCGAGTGCATCGGTAACGGCTTGGCGGGAGCGCTTCACCCCGGCCATGATCGTCGCGATCGAGGGTTCAAGCCTTCCGTCTTTGAAATCCACGATGCGATACATGTAGCGTAGCACCTCCAACCCGATATGCCCGATCGGGCCATTCCGCTTGCCCGGTTGCTTGTTCACGCGGTCATATTCCTCGGCCGTGCGGAGCCGCGCGCTTACCGACATCGCCTTGCGGTCGATCGGCTTCCACATCGCCAACGCGCGACGATCGTCAGGATAGACGGAGCCGGGCCGGCAACGAACCTCGGGCTGGCCCGCGCCGGCAAAGGTCATAGCGATGTCGAAGAGTGAGCGTGCGGTCATGGATGGTCCAGCGTGAAGATTAGGCGGGTCGGGTGGCGATTTCGGCGCGCAGGCGGGCCGTCATGGCGTCGCGGCGAGCAGCGAAGGTGCGTTCGTGGCGATCTCGGCCGAGCTTGGCAGCGCGGGCGCGATCGGCGCGGACGGCTTTGGCAGTGTCGATCGCCGGCGATGGATCGGTGGTGGCGATGATCAGGATGACCGTCATGCAGACCCGCGCAGGTTGCTGACGCTTTCAAGGATCACCAATCCGGCTTGGCTCACTCCGCATGGGAGCCAGCCGGCACGCCGGAAGCATTCGCCCGGCCGAGATTGCCGACTGCGGCGGCTTCGCGTCGCGGCCGCATTGACGAAGGTGAAATGGCGCTCGCCCGGCCAGTAGCGATCGGCGATCTCGTCCGCTTCAACGATGAGCGCCGATGATAATTCTGCTCCAACATTGCTGAAAATGAAGCACTCGACGCCCCGTTGCGCGTCCGCCCGGAAGCGCTGGCGTCGCCATCCGAACAGCGCCCGGCGGTCGGGTGAGCTAAGGATAAGTCGCTCGGCCGGGCCACCAAATTGAAGCGTGCCTTTAGCGAGGCGACGTGCGCGCGACTTCGCCGAGGAATAGTGATTGTTGTAGGTCGCAGCCGCGATCGGGTCACCGTCGAGGATAGGCACCCATGTGCCAAGCGGGAGAAGCGCGGTCATGCGGCTTCGAGCAGGGCGATGCCGGTGACATCATCCGGATAGTCGCCGGCGCGCTCCAGCCGCGCTCGGCATCCCGAGATCCAGCGCTTGCGCGTGTCGGCCGGCGCTGCGTCGCGCTTGAGCCACACGAACGCGGAATACGTGGTGGCGCTGCTGGCGGTCGCGCCGGGCTTTGCAGCGAGCGGATCGAGCGCGCCGGCGCGCACCAAGCGGCCCTTGAGCATCACGACGCGTTCGCTGAATTGTAGTTCGTAGCTGGGCGGGTTCGGGAGGAACAGTTCGGCCGCCCGGCCTTGCCCCTCGGCAAAGGAATTGCGGGCGATCACGGCGACGCCGACGCGGCTCAAACGGATCGCGCGTTCAATGAATTCCTGCGCGAGCCGGAACGGCGGGTTGAGGAACGTCCAGTCGGTTTGCTCGAAATGGGCGTCGAGGCCGAACAGATAGTCGTCGACCGCGAAGCCGGCGCCGTAATCGTGAACGTCGCTCGCGATGACGCGGGCGAACGCCTCGCGCAGGGGCCGAACCATGTGCCCGCGATTGGCGCACGGCTCGCGGCAGTCGGATTGCGCCAGATCAAAGCCGAGCGTCGCGAGGAACTCGCAAATCGCGCGCGTCGCCCAAGGCGGTGTAGGAAAATCGTCAAGGCTGTCATGCGCCTCAACCCGGCGCTGCATGACGGCAGTGGAGCGGTTCGCACCTGTCATTCGCGCTCGCCGTCCTCCCAACATGTATCGCAATAGTCATCGAGATCGGATGACGTGCCGCACAGGTGGCAGGGGCCGGCAACGGGGACATGATCGAGGAAGCGGAACGCAATCGTATCCGACCAATCGACGGCAGAGGCGAAGCGCTTGGGCTGCAATCGGATGTCGCCGGAGAGCGCGCCCGTGATGCAGATCAATTCGGGATCGCCCCCGATATCGAGATCAGCACCGGCATCGACACGCACGAACCGCAGCGCGTCGATGTAGAGATCTAGCGGCCAATTCAGACCGTCGGCGTGAATCGTGCGCGAAGATGCCATCGCGATCAGGCTTCGCGCGCCGCAAACGTCGGCGAAACGATGTCGGTCGGATACAGCGTGAGGACGCGCGTTCCGATCACGTCGGCGAGCTGGTCGATCGCGTGCGCGTCGAAGGGGCCTTGCAACTCGGCCGCCATGCTCGCGCGGCCCAACTCATAGGCGACGACAGCAGCGATCGTGCGCTTGGTGAAATCGACCGTGAGCGGACACAGATCGGCGGCGGAGGGGAAGGGGGCGGGATCAGCCACGAAAACCCGCCTCGCGTGCCGTCTGAGGCAGCGCCCTTGCGAGCAGCGTGACCAACACGCGATCGGCGCGCATGATGACGTAGCCGGCATCCGCCATCGCCTTGCGGATCGCATCGGGCACCCCCCGGCCGGCGTCGGGCACCGGCCGGGACAGATCGGCGATTACTGCGTCGGCGATCGCACGGGCGAGCTTGGGATCGCGCGACGCTCCCTCGAAACCGGCGTTGAACACCGGCTCCGGGATCGCACGCGCGAGCGCCTTCGTGACGGCCTCCATCACAGCCACAGCGCGTTCTTGTAGGTTTCGAGCAGCATTTCCGCTTCGTCGCGGTGATGCTTCTCCATGCGGCGCAGGCGGACGATCGTGCGGATCGTTTTCACGTCGAAACCGGTCGATTTGGCTTCGCCGTACACGTCTTTCTTGTCGTCCTTGAGGCCCTTTTCCTCTTCCTCAAGGCGCTCGATGCGCTCGATCAACAGACGAAGTTGCTCGGCGGAAATGTTGTCGCTCATGGGGTCAGGCTCCAAAGACAGAGAGAATGCCGACGTGCGTCGTCAGGGCGTCGATCGCGGCTGCGATCGGAACGGCGGTCGCCATGCCGGCGACGGCGATCAGGCAATGCGCGGCGAAGCTCGGCACGCTGGCGCGCGGGCGGCGCGTGGCCGAGCGCGGGAACGCGCCGGTGGGAACTGTGGCGGAAATCATCGTGGTTCCTTTCTTCGGTGTCAGTGGAAGCGGGGCGATGCCGGCTCGGCCGTGAGGGCGCGGAAGCGGGCGGGATCGACCGGAAAGGCCTTGGCGAGCCGATCGAGGAAGTTTTGCGAGGGGACGTGCCGGCCCTGCTCGACCAGATCGAGCGTCAGCCCTTGCAGCTTGGCGTTGAGCGGGTTGAGCGCGACACGCGCGCCGGCCTGCTCGATCGACAGCCCCGCGCGTTCGCGGCATTCGCGCACGTATGCGCCGGCATGGGCGGTAGCTTTGGCGGTGGTGATCACGATCACCGCCCCAAACGGCGCGCGAGGCCGCGAATGAGGAAGCCGAGCGCGAGCGGCACCGCGAGCAGCACCATGAGGACGAATGCCGCTGTGCCGATATTGGCATTGTGAAGGTTGCGGGGGGTCATGCGGACCTCTCGGATCAATGGAAAAGATCAGGCTGGGGCGGCGGGTTGGCCGCGCCATCGGTCGGGAGCTTGCGGAGGTTCTGGTTGCCGATCGGGAGCAGCACCCTCGGGTTTTGCTTCTTGCTCGGCCGAACGATGTGCGAGACCATGACCTGTGCGACGAAGCTGCAATCGCAGTCGTCATCCGTGCAGACGAGCCGGATTTCGCGCATGGTTTCCGTGATCTGCAAGCTGGTGCGGACCATCGCCTTCGTGTTGCAAACGGGACAGGCGATGCCCGGCAGGCGCTCGCGGCGAATGACTTTCAAGCTGTAGCTTCCTTGAGGCTCGCGAGTACCTGCCGCGACAGCTCGGCGAGCGACGTGATGCCCTCGCTGATTTCGCGGTGCGCAGTGCGGTGCTGCTCTTCGGTCGCGTCGGGGCCGAGCGCGCAGGCGGCGGCGATCGCCTCGCCACACTCGCGCGCAGCATCGGCGAGCGCGGGGCGAAGATCGTCGGGGCAGGGGCGTTCGTCCGCGATCGCGGCAAGCATTTCTTCATAGGCGTCGAAAATGGGCGGGTGTTTCCCGCCAGCCTGAATAAAGGCGGCATCGAGTGTCAGACAGTCCCGAACAGATGGAATGTAATCCGAACCCTCTTCCATCCAAAAGTAGACACGTCGCTCCGACTTACCGACTAAAGCGGCCATCTTCTTCGCGCCCAATAGCGTCTTGATACGCTCTACCGCCGCAGGAAAACCTTTGATCGCTTTAGGCTTCGCCATCGTTGCCCCCTGTACTATTCATTTGTTGGTTGCTTCTGGTCAGATTTTTCGTTGAATTTGATCGTGACTTGGGAACAACGATCGTTAGGGTTTGTTTTTGAGGGAGGGTGTCCCCCCGAGTCGTTCGTCGATGTCGGGGAGATCGCCGTCTTTCAGACCGAGCATGACGGCGATGCGGTGGGATTGTCCGCGCACGCAGGACCGTCGACCGGATAGGATTTCGTGAACTAGCTTGATGGAGAACCCGTTGCGCCTTGCCCAATCGGACATGTTCGCCCCTGAGCGCGCGATCGAAGCGTTCAAGTCCGCTACGCGCTTAGGATCGAGCCCTTTGCGCTTGGACGCGGCTGCATCGGACCTTTCTGGCCCTGAAACATCATCCTGCGAGACTTTCGACCCCGACATGTGGCATGCTCGTTTTGTGGAAACGTGTGGCAATGCTACACACATTCGTATGGTTCGGCAAGGGGCGGGCACACATTTGTCTAGCGTAGGCGAGCGATTGCGCGCGGAGCGGCTGCGTCTCGGGCTTAATCAGGCCGAAATGGCCGCGCTCGGCGGCGTTTCTCCGAACTCCCAGATCAACTATGAAGGCAACAAGCGTTCGCCTGACACGGATTACCTCGTCCAGCTCGCATCGAGTCGCGTCGACGTTGGATTTATCGTCACTGGCGAGCCATCTGGCGCAAAACTCGGCGCCGAAGAACAGCGCCTTATTGCACTCTTCCGTAGTGCTGGCCCCGATGAACGGCAGAAAATCTTGCGGATGCTCTCTGCGTTTATCGGTGAAGCTGATCAGGCCCGCCCGAAACCGTCTGAGCTGCTCCCCGAACACGCGCTGTTGCACGAAATGTTCAGCACGCTTCTGCTCGCCGTTGACTTGAGCGAAGGCAAGGAAGTGATCGCCGATTACCTCGCCACCACGCTTCAATCTGGCATGGAGGTGGTCGAAGACCCACGATGGATCGTCCCGCCTGCGGAAGATGCTAGCGAGCGCAGTGAGGAAGCCCCAGCGCGCAAGCGCGCCTGATCGTGTCTGCGGCGGCCTATCCAGCCGCGCGCAGCTCAACAACATTCGCTCCACCTTGGACCCAAGGCATCGCAAGCCGTCCTTGAGAACGAAGTCGATCGGCACGCGACTGCGCATCGCGTAGCTTCTGCGCAAGCGCGACCGATGCACTATCGGCCATTTCCGCCCTAATCGTTTCCACAGTTTCACACACTTTGATGTATGTGGTTCTGAGTATCGCACACCTAGCAACACAGTTCTTGCAGGAAAGCATGCACCATGCTTCCCCTATCCCCAACGCAGCCCCGCCCAAACCACCGCCCCCGACAGCTAAACTTAACACTGATATCCAGAATGTTAGTGATACTACGCTTAGGTGATTGCGTCGTTTTACTTCGATAGTGGATGTAAACGCTATACATCGGTTCTTTTCATCCCGCCACTAGCCTTTTCGGGCTTCGACTGCCGGCATTCCCCGGCGCGACTCGAATGGGCTGCTCTTATCCCGTTTGTTCCTTGTTTGTTCTCATATGCCGTTTTGCGTCCTGTAGGAAAGAGGGTAAAGCGCGCGGAGAAAAATGGGGCGGGCATGGCAGATCAGGGACGCGCACGACGGCAGAAATGGTCGGAGTTTGCGCCGTGGCAAAAGGCTACGTCAGTTGGGTGCGGTGGCCTGATGGCGTTGGCGATAGCCATTTTTGTCATCGGCATTGTCTCAGCCGTTCTTCCGTCCACGCCCGCACCGGCGCCGACAAGCATACGCACGGTCGATAGGTCGATCACACGGATCGAGCGCGACGGCGAGCAGCTCTGGATTTTCTCGACACTGCCCGAAGCCGTAACCGGCGATCAGGGGTATCTCATCAGCGCGGCGGACGTGAGTGCGCGGATCGGCAAGGGTGTGAAAGCCGAGCTTGCCGGCGCGCCGAAAAACCTGTCCGGGATCAATATCAAATTCCGGGTGCCGGGCGCAGACCGTCTCGGGAACCCCGGCACGGCCAATTTCATGACGATCGAATATCCGGCGAGTGATCTTCGCGCCGCAAACTACAAGGGACTTGAGCCGCTTGGTGTTCTCAACCTTGCTTCGTCCGTTTCCATCTATCCCAGCAAGGATGTGCGGGATTTCTGCAAAGGCGGTGGGCTGGACGATTTTTGCGCGAAGGCGCTTCGTTAAGGGCTACTTCCGCGGTTCTAGCGAGATCGCCGATACGAACCCCTGCGCCTCGATCCTGTGCGCGACCTCGGAGATCAGCCAGGGCGTCGCGTCGATCTCGGCCTTGAAGCCCTGCACCGTCACCGGGCGCTCAATCGACAGCTCGGCGACGCCGTAAGCTGCGGTGATTTCCAGCTTCGCCGGCTGGCGCCCAGCTCGGCCGAGCGCGGCCTTGGCGGCAGTATCGGCCGCGCCCTTGTTCGCGTAGACCCGTGACAGATGCTTAGCGCCCTTCTTGGTGCCGGCGACAACGCGGACCTTCTTGGCCTCGCCACGATCGTGATAGGATGCCGACACGCCCGTCACTTCCTCGCGCTTGGCAAGCTGGTAATTGTGGCGATCGCCGTCACCCCGCTTGAATGTGAAGGTCGGCAGCGTCTTGCCGCTCGGCGTCTTGCCCGATCCAACCGGGCCGAACAGAAGATTCCCGGCCTTGATCGTCGCCACGCAATCATGCTCGCGCCCTAGCCTGCGGATCAGCGCCGCGTCGCTCTCCCGGCTCTGGTGAACGCTGGCGAGCGGGGTCGCCGCAACATCGTCCGATACCTTGAGCGTCCAGCCGTTGCGCGTCGCGACATCATGCAGAACGGCGGCGATCGTCGTGTCGGTCCAAGCATGTTCGCGCCGGTTGCGGAAATCGCTGGTGGCAGTGAAGTTGGCGGAACGCGCGGTGATCCTGATCGTATCGGGCGGGCCTTCATGGGTCACCTCATCGACCAAGAACGTGCCCTTGTTGACCAGCCCGATCGTCACGTCGGGGCCTGCCTTCCAGCCGATCGCAACGGTGAGGCTCGCGCCGATCGCTGGCAACGCAACGCGCCCATCGGTGTCGTCTATGACGATTTCGAGCTGATCGGCATCGTCACGGCGATCGGTGATCGAGAGCGTGACGAGGCGCGGCCGGATCGAGCCGGTCAAATCCTTCCCGTCGAGCGTGACTTTGAAATCGGGGATGTTGGCGAGCTGGCTCACGCGGCGCGACCTGCCACAGCCTGCGGATCGTCGACGCGGGAAAGGTCGACGCTGAATTCGATCACACGCGGCTCGCCGGTCGGGAAGAACAGCTTGGTGCGCTCATCCAGCGCCTCGATCACGAACGAGCCGATCACGCGGCCAGTGCCGTCCACCAACGGCCATATGCCGCCTGTGTCCGCCATGTCGCGCAGCTCATCGATCGACGCCACGCCATCTTGCAGCTCGGCGATCGCTTGTCCGGAGAGGGTTATCTGATCCTCGCCCGGCCCAACGAACTGATTGGCGTCGCGGGCACCGATCCGCTGCGATCGCGAGTGGCGCCACGTCGCGCGACGGATCATCTCATCGAAAAGCAGTGTGTCGATCGCGAAAACGAACGTGCCGAGGGACATCACGGCCATGACTTACTCCCAATCCTGCGTATCGGTGTAGGACGAGCGCTTTTTCGCGGCCTGCTCGCGCTCGTAGGCCGCCATTTCGGCACGAACGGCTTTGGCGAGATCCTGTGCGCTCTGTCCCGGTTGCTGGTGAATGTGGATCTCGATCGGGCGTGGTGCGGCCGACGCGGCGACCGGCGCCGGCGCGCGCGCGGCTGGTGTCGCAGCGGCAGGCATCGCGGCGCCGATCGCCAATGCAGTGCCAACGCGGCGCGAGAGCGTTCCTATGCGGGTCTGTAGAGGCGCGGCGCGCATCTGTGCCTCCATCGCCCCTGCGACCCGCGCGATGCGCTCTACGGGCGCCCTGCGGCTCGCATCGATGCCATTGGACAGGCCCTCCATCACGAAACCGCCTAGTCCGTGGAAAACACGGGATGGCGAATGGATGCCGAGCTTGGCCTTGAACCATGTGACGACGCTATCGGCCGCGCCCGTGATCGCCTTGTTGACGAACCCGAGCGCGCCGGTGATCCCGCGCACAAGCCCCTGCATCATGGCAAGGCCCGCATCCGACAGGCGCGCCGGCATCGAGCCGCCCAGCCAATTCACCAACGCAGCGAACCCGCGATAGAGTAAGCCGAGCGGAGAGAAGTCGACGAGCAGTCGCGTGATGCCGGCAATGCCGCCTACGGCACCGGCATGGATTTCCGCCCAAACGCCGGCGAAGAACCCCTTCACCGCGCCCCAATTCCGGTAGATCAGGTATATACCGCCCGCGAGCAGGCCAATCGCGGCGACAACCCCGAGGACCGCTGCAATAACCGGCGCACCGAAAGCCGCCATAGCCGTGCCTAGGAACGCGAACGGCGCGGCTAAAGCCGACAGGCCAGCCCCCAACAGGGGCAATAGCGGGACAATCGCGTTGAGCGCCTGAAAGGGGATCAACAGGCCGATCAGGCCGGCGCGCAAGATGAAAAACACGCCGCCCAACGCCGTCAGGCCCCCAAGGCCCGCCACGATCGCTGCGATCCCTTTCACCACGCCGGGATGCGCGCCGGAGAACTCAGATAGCGCCCGCGCGCCCGCACCGAGCTTGATCGCGAGCCGGTTGACGGCCGGAAGCAACGTCGTTCCGACCGTGATCGCTAGATCCTGAAAATTGTTCTTCGCGATCTTGAGCTTCGCAGCCGTGGTGTCGTTCCGGATATTATATTCTTTTTGAACCGACCCGGCATATTCGGTCGCGTTGCCAACCTTCTCCATGCGCTCGCGCAGGCCGCTCAAATTGGCAAGCAGCGGCGCGATCGCCGTGATCGATTCCTTGCCGAACATGTTGCGCAGCTCGGCGACCTGTTGGAACTTGGGCAGGCGCGAAATGCGGGTGAATACGTCGAGGATCGTCCCTCCTGCATCGATCTGCATCGACTTGGCGACAGCGACGGCATCGAGGCCTACGGCCTTATACGCCTTGCGCAGCTTCTTCGTCGCGCTCTCGCCGGCGTTGAACTGGACAAGCACGTTTTTAAGGCCCGTGGCGGACACGTCGGCCGCGACGTGCAGCGACGACAGCGACGATGCCATTGCCGCAATCTGGGCGGCCTGCGCGCCCGCGACACCGCCAAGCGAACCAATCCGCTCAAGCACCTCGTTGATCTCGGCTGGGGAACCGCCAAAATATTTGTTGAGCGTGTTCACCTGATCGCCCAACTCGCGCAGCTTGGGTAGCGGGAGCTGGAACGCCTCCCGCCACGCCATCATGGTCGTTCCCGCCTCTTCCTTGGTAATGTTGAAGGCGACGGCCATCTTGCCCGCCTGCACGGTGAAATCCTCGATCTGCTGACGCTGATCGCGCATCGCCGCGCCATGCTTGTCGCGGCCGACACCGGCCGCTGCGGCTTTCTCCGCCATATCGGCGAATTCGTCGGCCGCGATCGGCATCACTTCCGACAGGCGGACGTAATCCTGCGTCATGCGCTGGATCTCGGGTGACTCCATCTGCGCGACCTTGCGCACGCCCGCCATCTTGTCCTGTAGGTCTACAGCGGCCTCGATCGGCTTTTTCAGCACCTCGACCAGCCCGACGCCCTCGCCGACCATCATGGCGCCGGTCGCGAACGAATTGGTCGCGCGGTGCGTGCCGCGATTGAGGATATCGCTACCAGCTCGTAGCCGGGCCATGCGGCTCGCGGCGCGCGCGGCGCGCTCAGACTGAGTGGTCTGCCTCTCGATCGCGGCGGCTGCGCGCGTAGCCTCTTCCCGAAGCCGGCGTTCATGGTTGGCAAGGTTGCGTGTGCTGACGCCGGCGTCGCTTAGCGATCGCCGCATCTTCTCCAACGCCTGACTCTCGCGGTCGTGCTGGTCACTGAGCTGCTTCCCCTGCCGCTTCGCCGCCTCGAAATCGCGGGTGAGCTTTTTGGTGGGATTGCTGGTCTGACTGATCTTCTGCGCTAGCTCGCGGATGCGGGCTTGCGTCTTTGCCATCTGCTGTTCGGTGTCGCGGAGGCTGCTTTTCATCTCGCGAAAGCGGCTGATATTGCCCTGCACCTTGTTCAGCTCGGACAAGCGATCCCGCGTCGCTTTCAGGGCCTTCGCCGCCTTGGTCGATCCGCCCGCGAGATCGCGCAGCGGTTTCGTCGCCTTATCGGCGGCTTCCAGCAACATGCGGATGCGGAGGTTACGGTCTGCCATGATCGTCCTGGAGGCGAGAAAGGCGACGTGTCAGCGTGTCGACACGTCGCCTTTCGGGTTCATTCATCGGGTTGGGATCGCCGGACGGCATGCGCGCGCCAGTCCATCAGCTCGGCTAGATCCATGTCGTCCATCACCGGGGGAGACCAGTGGAAGACGACGGCCAGATCGGCCATCGCGTCCTCTACTCGGGCACAGAGTCCTTGGCCGCTTTCGGCAGCAAAAAACCGATCACCTCGCCCCCGAGCTGCATCAGGTCGGCCGTGTCGAGGGCGGCGATATCCTGCTTGAGCAGACGCGGCAACGTGACGCGCGGCAACAGTGCTTCCAGCGCGGTATAGTCGAGGTTGAGGATGCTGGTGAGCGAGAGGCCGCGCAGCTCGCCCGACTTCGGCTTGCGCACGTACACCTCCTTGATCGTCAGGTTGCCGCGCACGATCGGCTCATCGAGCGTGACCCAACCGGGCCTTGCCGGCGCATCCTCGGCGTCCTCGACGGTGGTGTCGACTGCGGGAGCGGCCGGGGTATCGGTGGTCGTGGTGGCGATCGGCGCGGTATCGTCCGCGAGCGGGGCAGTCATCATGGAATGATTGGTCCTGTATGCGCGTATACACGTCTACGCGTTGAATGTTTGGGAAGCCCGGCCGGAGCCGGGCCAAGGGTTAGATGCCGATGGCGGCGCGGCGACCGGCGAGCCTGTCCACGCCATCGACCATGAGGATACGATTGAGCGGGTCGCACTCGATCAGCACCTCGCCGTTCCATTCGAGGCGGTAATAGGACAGCGATGTCTTGACCTTGAATTCGCCGCCCTCGCCGGGCTTCTGCTCGCCCATCTCGATCTCTTCGTGGCGGCCGCGCACGTAGACTTCGACCGAGACTATGTCGCCGGTGTCATCGGCCTGATAGGCGCCGGCGAAGCGCAACAGCTCGGCATCAATCTCCGTGGCGGCGTAGCCCGCGAACACCTCGCGCAGCGGCCCGCCTGCGGTCCATTCGAGATCCATGTCGTCGCCGCCCATGTCGATCTTGACCGGGCTGTCCATGCCGGCACCGCGCCAGCTTTCGAGTTTACGGGTGAGCTTGGGCAGGGTGACGGAAGCCACCTCGCCGACATAGGCTGCGGTTCGGTTGAACAGCGCCATATCCTTGAGCTTACGGGGGAGAGACATCGGGGAGGTTTCCTCGCGGGACTATCGGGATTGTGGAAAGGCGTGGGGGAGCGGAGGCCGGTTAGCCCCCGCTGTTCCCGCTCACGGCGCTCGCGAAATTCGCGTAATAGGTGTCGGTCTTGCGCTGGGTCAGGCCGATGCGCTGCGCAGGCGATACGGCGGTATAGTCATAGTCGATCTCGATCTCGCCGGAGGCGAGCTGCGCGGCCGGGTTCTTCGCGGGATCGAGCGTCGCGCTACCCCCGATGAGCTGGCCCTTGCGCACCATGCGGGACATCGTTGCGTCGATTTCCTGCACGAGCGACTTGGCGAACGATACCGTCATGGGCTGATCGTTCGCCGGCAACAGACCTTCCGCGATCGTGTCCATGAGGATCTGCGCGGTGCGGCAGTCGCTTTCGAACTGGAAATCCGTGTCGCTCGCGGTGGTGATGTTGCCCCAGAACCGGAAGCCGCCCGAGGCAGTGCGGATCAGCGCGACGACGTTGCCGGCATTGAGCAGGTTGGCATCGCACGTCGCGCTCTGGGGATCGAAATCGACATCCTTGGTGATGCCGATGACGCCGGGCACCGCGACGTTCGAAATCGTCTTGTGGAACCCTACAGTGGTGTCGAGCAGCGAACGCAGCGCGATCGCACGCGCGCCGGCATAGCTGGTCGCTGCGGCGCCGCTGCCGTTGGTCGCGATGAAATCGGGCCAGCACAGCGTCAGCTCGCGTGCGTCGAAGCCATTGGCGAAGGTGGTTGCCTCGGTCAGCGTTGCGCCGATCGCGCCGCAATAGGCGCGCGCGCGGAGCTTCTGCGCGACGACAACCAAGGCGGCGATCGTTGCCGCGTCCTCCAAACCGGGAATGCCGAGGATACGCGGCTTTACGCCAAGCTTGGCCTCGGCCGAGAGCAGCGCTTGCATGCCCGATTTCGCGCCCGCCGTGTCGGCGCCGATCACGGCTGCATTGGTCGCGTCCGCGTCGACACCTGGCACAACGCGGATCAGCACGACGGGCGCGCGGGCGATGTCGGCGATCGCGCGCAGAACCGTCGCTGCGGTGCCCTGCTCGCCCACGGCGGTAATCGCAGCGGCGACCTTGCCAGCGGTGATCAGGACCGGCGTGTTGACCGGGAACAGCGCCACGTCGGCCATCGGCGCGGTGACGACGGCGCCGATGATGCTGGTGGTGACGGTGTTGAGCGCAGCGGCAACGTCGCTGCTCTCGGTGATGAAAATACCGTGTTCGAGGCCGGAGGCGTCAGGCATGTGCTTGGGTGTCCTTGGGGCGGGAAATCAGAGGGTGAGCAGGGCGACGACGGGGCGGGAGCTGCCGGTGCCGGCCGGCCGGGTGATGATGACCGTCCAGCCCGCGCGGGTTTGCTCGAGCTGGACTCGAGCGATCTTGAGGCTGGGGCGCCAGCGCATCAGCGCCACCACGGTCGCGCCAAGCAGGCGTTGCCGGGTGCCCGCGTTCATGGGCTGGTCGACGATATTGGAAAGATCGGAGCCGAAATCGCGCCGTGCGAGACGCGTGCCGAGCGGTGTCGAAAGAATGACCGCGATCGCCTGCGTATCTTCGTCGTCGCCGGTGAGCGCGCCGGGTGCTTGGGCGTTCATCACGCTCATAGCGCGATCGCCTTGCCCGACTTGGCGGCGCCGGCCGACACCTCGCCGTGCCCGTGGGCGGTGAGCTTGATTCCGCCTTGCGCGGTAACGTCCTTCGTCGTGATCTCGCCGTCATGGTCGAGATCGCCTTGCAGCGTCATCTTGCCCTTGACGGTAAGGTCGGCGTTGATCGTCATCCCGCCCGGCGCGTCGATTACTGCGGTGCCGCCATCGGCGAGCTGCGCGCCGTCCTCGAATTGGATCATGACGAGATCGGGGGATGTCGAGGGAGCCGGGTTGGCCTTGGAAAACAGGCCCAACAGGACCAACCCGGCTTCCGTGTCGCCCTCAGGGGAGAGGACGACACACTGTTCACCGACAGAGGGTGGCGACCAAACAACCACTCGACCCGCGCGATGCATAATGATGGGGAGCGGTGAGGTGGTGAGATCGCCGATCGTGACGGTGACGAGAGGATCGGCAGGGTTGGAAAAATCGACCGACGCGATCACGCCAATGCGGATCATGTCTCCAACCAGTCTTTGAGTATCTGCCGGATCGCTCATGGAAGTATCCATGCCGATCCGGTCGATTACGGGCACGCGATTGGGTTTGTGGTTCCGCCTATTACAACAGAGGCGAAAGCCGGAGATCAGGCATCATCGGATTCCGGTGCCGGCTTTTCTCTGGCTATCACGCCAAGCGAGATTTTTTGCGCAACGCCGCGCCCAACCTGCTCGACGCGCTCTTTGGTCGCGGCCTCATCGTAATCGCCGCCCACGTCGAAGCAGGCGTTCACGTCGCGAGAATAGACGAGATCGCCTTGGGTGAACGTCACCGGAACCGTATGCGTTTCAGTGTTGAGGGTGCCGATTTTCGTTTCCATGATAGTCCTTTCGAGTTGAAGTATTTACGGATGCTGCGTCACTTTCCGCGACTGTTCCAATCGACGGTTAGGGCTGTGTTTTCCCAATTGCGGATCGAGAAGCCCGATGCATCAGGCCTGCCTACGATGCCCGTGTTGTACTGAGCATTGGAGGAGTCTCGCGTGGGCGTACCCAGCCCGACGTTTACCCATTCGGTATGTTCGACGGGCATGGGCACAAACACGGTCGAGCCTGCTGGAACAGTCACCGTCCCCCAGCACTCTTTGAAGCCGTCGTAATGGACACGGTGCCCTTCCGAACCCAGTTGCGAGCTTGTCAGCGTCCTCGCGAATGCCGTCGAATCGAGACCGTCCAGCATGTCGGCATCCAAGCCGGAGCCGGAACCATCATTTCCGGCGTGCCACAACGGGTTGCCGGCGTAGCGCAGCGTCCCATCATCCGGGTTACATCCTAGCCCTGCAAAGGTGTTACCGAAGGCGATATAGCCCGCGTTCGGGTTGTTCTGCCCACGCACGACAGCGGTGTTGGTCATGTTCGCATCGCCAATCCACGCGTCATCGCCGATCGAGATCGCTTGACCATCTCCGTTCGATCGCGCGCGGAAACGCAGGGCGCTTACCTCACCGTCGAAGCTGTCCCCTGCCCGGTTCGCCGGCGTATAGCCGAGCCGTTCCGGGATGTTGGCGTAATATCCGCCATCCTGCCCATCTAGCATATCAGCGTCCAAGCCGGAGCCGGAGCCATCGTTGCCAGCATCCCAGACCTTCCATCCGAGGCGCGTCAAACTGTACGAGACGATATTGACGGAATCGAGGGCATTCCCGCCATCGGCGGCAAGCGCCATGTTGCGATAACCCGGCACGTTGGGTCGGAGGATGTACCCCCACTGGTCAGTCTGGCGACCAAGCCGGAAATCGCCTGCGGTTTCGACCGTGCCCGCGAAGGCGACACCTTGATCACGGCGCGCGTAAGTCGCGCCGTCCACGCCGTCGAGCAAGTCGGCGTCCAGCCCGGAGCCGGAGCCGTCGTTGCCCGCGTCCCAGACCCTTTGCCCCTGTCTCATCAGGACGGGCAGGTTCATGTTGAAATAGGAACCTTCGGAATTCCAGAGGGCGGAGCCATTGCGGTAGAGTACGACTTGCCCGTCGCTCTGTGCGACAAGGGTTGCTGACATCACCCCGGCAGAATTCAAGATAAGCGAAGGGTTCCCACCGTGGGAGATCGCGACATCACCAGTGAAGGTATCGCCTGCGCGGTTCGCTGGCGTGTAGCCCAGCCGAGCCCGAATGTCGGTGTAAAAGCTGCCATCAAGGCCATCGAGCAAATCGGCGTCGAGGCCCGAACCCGCACCGTCCGTTGCGGCTGTCCAGATCGGCCCTTGGTCCGTTGCATCTACTTGCGCGCGCAGGCGGCTTCCATCCCAGCCGATAAACACGGTGTTGGCGAGCTGGTACGCGCCGCCACCTTGCCGCACAGGGGTATAGCCCAGCCACGACAGTACGGCGCCCTTGGCCTTCGCAGGCGTCACGAACCGCATGTCGTCGACACCCGCCTTGGCCTCGTCTTGCGTCGCGATCTCGGCGATACCCGCTACCGTTTCGGTTGCCTGCGGGTTGAAAAAGTTGGTGTCGCCAAAGGTGATGCTGGTCGCGTCGATATCCGCGAACTGGATGTCGGTCGCAAGCAGGGCATCCGATCGAGCCGTCTTGATCAGGATCGGGTCAGTTTGCCCGTAGACCGCGAACAACGTCCCATCGCTGAGGTAGAGAGCAAACGCACGCATTGAATATGCGTCCGCACTGAGATCCTGCAACACGACATGGATCGTGTCTGGCGAGACGGTTCCGCCTGAGAGACTCGCCACCCGCTTCATTTCGTTCGGAAGCGCGGTGAGGCTTGGCACAGCCGCAACCGCTACCTGCGAAATACCGAACGACGATATCTCGATAGCATTGGTGCCGCTGGCCCGGCCATTGACCAGTGCCGCATAGCCGGCGTTCGTAATTGTGATTGCGATTGTCATGCTATCTTCTTGGATTTGCGAGACTGATCATCGCCGCAGGTTTCGAAACCTGCGGCCGGGTTAGGCGAACCGAGCGCTGTTCGCCGCATAGTCGGCCTGCACAGCGGCAAGCGCGGTGCGGCCCGAAAGATCGAGCCGTTCCATGTAGGCGCGGTAGAACGTGCCCGCTTGGCCCAGATTTAGACGTGGCGGGTTGCCGGTGTCGCCGACCGGGTTCGCCGCGCCCGTTGCGGATCCTGCGGCAACACCGTTCACGAAGGCTTGAACGGTTCCACCTGAGATCGACATGGCAATTTGACGAACGGCCCCGGGCGCGGCCGGAAGGAGCGGCCCAACCAAAGTGCTGCCCTGAACGCGTGTTCCGGGCTGGAACGTCTGCGCGCCCGCTGCCAGATAAAAGCTATAGGCCCACTGCACCGTTCCCGCTGCGCCGCTTGCCGATACCACGTCATCCATAGCCGCACCGCCCTGGAAGGAGTTCGCAAGGGTCTTGATCCAAAGGATCAGCAGAGCCGGATTGGCGCCGATGCTCTGCGGATTGCCGAGCAGGATGAGGGGTGGCGACGTGAGGTTTCCAGTTTGCCCCGTCGACGTGATGCCTGCCTTGTTGGCCGCATTTGCAACCGCGATCGTCCCGGACGTTCCGCCAGAGCCTGCCAGCAGGACAGCATCACCGCCCCCATCGACGAGGTTCTTGAAGGTGGCGCCGGGCGCCAAGGCACCGTCGGCGTTGGGGTTGCCGTAGCCGTCGAGGAAGTCGAACAGGAACCGAGAGCCCTTGTTCAACAGCGGATCGCGGTAGAGCTTGGTGATGTTCGGATCGGTATAGGGGTCGGGCGACTTGTGGATGACAGAGGTCATGTCTCAATCCTTCGTAAAGTGCTGTTCAAAGATCAGGAAAACCAGCCCCGCGATGCGATGAAGTTGCGCACAGGGATGGTGAAGCCGTTCAAACGACCGGCTGAATTGGGATGAAGGCCATCATCAGTGTTGGCAGCAGCCGGAATGTCCGTTGCCTCGCCGGCATTGTAAAAGGGACGCACATCGAAAAAGCTACCCGGATACATGGCAGCTAAGTCCGCGTTCAAAGCGACGATCTGGTTGTAGTTGCTTGTGCCAATCGGCTCGCTACGCGCATTCGTCACACCGATTAGGACGATGCGTTGGATCAGCGGCTTGTACGCAGCCATTATGGCTGCCACGGCGAGCTTTACTTCCGTAAACCAACCCGTCACATTGACGATCGCCACGTTGATGGCCGTGGAGGATACGGCTGCGGCAATATTGGTCCCGCCGGAAATCGCCTTAACAACGACTGCGGACCCAACAATAGCTGCGGCAAACAGTGGGAAATTGGCGTTGATATAGTCTCTGACGTTGACTTGGGTCGCAGCCGTGTTTGCCCCTACCCCCGCTGCGGAGATCGCAAACGTGGTGCCATTGATGGTGATGGTGTCGGTGCCGGCCGGAGTGTTCGGAAAGTTGATATTGGCCTGTGCGTAGCGCGCACCCACGTCGTTCCTGCCGACATGCACGACAAGAACACAATCCTGCCGGATCTCGGGATCGATCACCAGCACCGAGCCAGCCGGAACGACGGAAGGAAGAGTCTGCCCTGCGTCTGGCGTGAACGTATACGTGTAGTTGTCGACGCTGAAGTTGGGCACGGCCGGGACGGTCGTGCTGTCAGCAGACGCCTTCAGAACCGACGTAAGCAATCCCGTTATGCCGAGCAGCGAAGCGCGCAGGGTGCGCCGGCTGGTAGAACCATCCCCTGTAGGATTGAGCGCGTCAGCGCCGCGCGAGATCAGCGGAACGCTGATCGCCGTCAATTGATTGTCGCCGGCCGCCATTGTGTTGTTCACAAGCGAACAGGTCAGCGCTGGCAGTCCTGCATATCCGCAAGCGCCGTAGCGCGCCGCGATCTGAATCGAGCGCTGGCTACCGATGCCCCCGCCAGCGGTGGTGCTGCCAATGTTCGGGACCGACGATGGAGTTGAAAGCGGAACGCCGAAGTAGGTGGCGACGCCATCGATCCACCCGGTCGCCATGATGCTATCGCCAAGCGGCGTGATCAGGAAATACGGGATAACCGGATGCTCGATCGAGCTTCCGAAGAGCGAGCCGTCTAGGAGCTGATACCAGCTTTCTTTCGCGCCTGTCCGATCGGACAGATAGACGATTTTCGACCCGTCGAAGGACAGCCGCGGCGCGAAATTGTTGCCGGTCGAAGTCGCCAGAAAACGGACGCCGGTCGATTTCAACGTCCGACGAAGCTGCTTCATTCCGCCTGCCGTCGTCTCGTGGAACATGAAGTTGGCCGTTTCCAGCGCAGCCGTTCCGCCAGCGAGATCGAGCGCCGGTGAAGAGAGTTTCGGGATGACGATCGTGCCATCTTCGAGTTCGACCAGAGAGGCGGCTAGAGTGCTGTCCGTCCACGCTTTCTTGATCTTTTTGCCTGCGAAATAGCGGCTTGCCGGGACGGTCATGATCGCGTCGCCGGTCGAAAAATTCACGGCACCGAACGAAAAGCCGGACGGATCGGTGATCACCGATGGCGAAGAGAGCTTCGGGATGACGATCGTGCCGTCGTCGAGTTCAATTAACGAAGCGCGGCCATCTGCGTCAGTGAACGCCTTCCGCACCGCATGGCCGCCATAGTAGCGCTGCGAGGTGCTATCGACCGCAGCGCCCGAGGCGAAGCTTACGCTTGGGAATTGCAACGCGATGACACCGGCAGGCGTCAGGATCGACGGCGATACGAGCTTCTGTGCGACGACCGTGCCGTCTTCCAGAACGAAGAACGGGCTTGTGATTCCATCCGGCCCGGCCACGCCCCAGCGAACCGCCAGCCCGGCATAGTATCGCGTGCTGGATGGTGCGATACTGCTACCATCGGCGAAGCTGATCGACGGCGCGGACTTGAGCAGTTGCGTTCCGTCGAGTTCCCAAAACCCATCGACGGCGTTGCGGGTCCAACCCATGCCGGATACCCGGATGCCGTAATTCGCGAGGTGATAGCCATCGGCAGTGATGGCGTCGCCGAGGCCATAGTTCAGATCGGCGCGGGCATGAATAACGCGCCGGCCATATGCGTAGCGCCGTTCGAGCTTGAACGCGTCGATAGTGTCGACCGCCTGCGTTCCGGTATGGTTCGCCCGGTTGAGCAACATTGGCTTCGACGCATTGAAGTCTTTATTCAGGTCTGAGACCTGCTGACGCGCGGTAGGATCGCCCCCAGCCGCGTCAATATCAGCCGCTGTCATCACAGCGGAGTCAGCTAAACTCGACATTTAAAAGGCTCTCAACATGATACGCCCGGTCAACGGGCTAATAAGAACGCGTGATTTCAAGGGTGACAGAAGCACTGTACGAGCGACTGAAACTAAGCTTAGCCGCTGGTATATTACTGGCCGAGCAACTCCGACCGCCCCAAGTCTTCCGCGCGACGAAACGGCGAGCGTGAAAGCGAAGTGTGACCGAACCGGCTTCGTGCGCGTGATGTCCTCGATCACCTGATCGACAAGCGCGCCGGTCGGAGCGGCGTCGCCCCAGCCTCCAAGGTCGAGGACAGCGGCAAAGGTGAAAGGCGCTTCCGGGGGATCTTGTTGCCACCATTCGCGGATCGTGATCGATCCACCAAAGGACTCGACGACAGCGCGAACCGACTGCGCCGTCCCCTTTTGTCGCTGAATTGTGATCGCACGCCGGATGCGTTCCCGCTTCACCGTCTCCGGCCAATCGGGCGACCAAACATCGATCGACAAGCCCCATGCGAGGTAGGGCAAAAGCGCTGCCGGGCATGTGTCCGGGTTCCATACCGACGCGATCGGCGTGGGAATGTTGGCGATCAGCGCGGCGCCTGCCTCTAGGGCGAGCTGGCGAAGGGTTGCGTTCGGGGGAAGGAGCGAAGGCGGCGAGCTGGTCGGCGCGGAAGCGAGGCGCGCCTTGGCCGCTGCCAACGATGCCGCGAAACGGGTGCGGTCGATCGGTAGCAGGTCCGCCAGTGCGGGAATGCCGCTCACTCTCCGATGCCGGCATATGTGATCGTGACGCCGGTGCAGAAACCGGCCTGAGTGCGGTCGATGAGAATATCCTCGGCCGGGCTGGCGAGGGTCGTGTTTTGAACGCCGGGGCAGTTGATAGCGGCAAAGAGCCCCGCACGGGTGATATCGCGGCCAAGCTTGAAGCTGTCCGCGATATAGGCGGCTGCGTTGGCCTGCGCTTGAGCGAGGACGATCGCACTGTCAGGGCCGGAGAACGTCTTGATCGAGGCGACGATCTCATAGAGGGCAGAGCGCTGGTTTGACGCTAAACAACGGCAAGGCAGAACATTTGCGAACGCTTAGCGGGGATTACCGTCGCCTGCGATATTGAGGGGCTTGCGGCGGACGGTTTCGGCTGCGCGATCCCACAGGAAGTCGCCGGAAAACGCAATATGCTCCCAACCGACCGGGGAAGTGTGGGCGAGCAGCGCGGGATCGGGCACCTCGCCGATCGACCGCAGATACTGGACGGCATCGGCGATGTAGGTGGAGTTCCAGTAGACGATCGCGGCGATGACCAGATTCAATCCGGACGCGCGATATTGCAGTGTCTCGTGGGTCCGGTCGATGATCCGCCCCTGACGGAACGTGCAGATCGCCTGCGTCAGTACGTGACGCTGCTCGCTCTTGTTGAGGCCTGCCTGGCAGCGCCGACGAAGATCGGAGTTTTCCAGCCAGTCGAGCATGAAGAAGGTCCGCTCGATGCGGCCGATTTCCTGGAGGGCTAGGTCGACCTGGTTCTGGCGTTCGTAGGCGGCCAGTTTGCGCAGCATCGCCGATGGCGCGACGTGACCCGCTTTCAGCGAGGCGACGAGGCGCAAGACCTCGCCCCAATGCTCGCGGATTGTATCGATCTTCACGCGCTTGCCGATCAGCAAACCGATCGCTGGATAAGAAGCCACGGGGCCGAGGGCTGCCAGACGCCGGTCGGGGAAATCCCGCAGGCGCGGGCAGAACCGGAATCCCAGCATTGCGCAGAGTGCGAACACATGGTCGGTCGCGCCGCCTGTATCGGTATAATGCTCGCCGATCTTGAGCGACGAGCCGTGATGGAGGAGTCCATCGAGGACATAGGGCGCCTCATGCGTCGCCGCGGATATGACGGTGACATGGTACGGCGCATGCTGATCGGAGACATGGGTGTAGAAGCTGAAGCCGGGATCGACGCCGTACCGGGCATTGATATCGCCGACCGCCATCCGCTTGCCGCCTCGGAAGAACTGGCCGTCCGAACTTGATGCGGTGCCCGTTCCCCAGGTCGAGGCGATCGGCAACCGGGAATGCGCGTCTATCAGGGGACCGGTGAGAGGATGTTCGGAATCGTACGCTAAGCAGCCTTTGCGCATAAATCGAGTGACGGGTTGCGTGACATGGATTGCCCATGATCGAACAGGACCAGCGATTGTCCCGCAAACCCTCGTTTGCGGAGCGTCCCGTTTCTCCATGTCTAGCGGGCAATTTCGGGAAAACTCATTCGGGAACAGGTTTCGAGAAAGCCGGTCGGGCGTGACGTAGGCGATCAGACCAAACTGCCAGTCTGTCTCGCTGAACCTTCGTTTGCGAGAATACGGCGTCTGCGGCATTCGATATCAAAATCTTCGATTTTGCATCAGCGCGAGCAGCGGAGGTTGCCAGTCGAACCCCAGCTTACCACCGTTATTCCTGAGCGCTCGACGT